CGTTTAAAACGTTTTAAAAATTTAAAGATGAAAACTTATACCTTGAAATAATAAAACCGCTATACGTGCGATTTAGAACGTTTAGCGGAATTATTTAATTAAACGTTGAAAATACGCTTGAATATCTTCCATGATATCCGATTCATCTTCAAGTGTTAATTTTAAGAATGGACGAGCAGGAATCGTGGTTTTCCGTCCACGTCCTGCTTTACCGCCGAATTGATGGATCGCCGCATACGGTTCATTCGTTCCTACAACAGCGGTATCGTTAGTGTAATCAGACGTGATACTGCCCATCAAATTTTCTGTATCAACCAACGGTGTACCTTGGCGATATTTAAGCCCCAGCCATTTTGGACGCCCCCCAACATCAAAATTTTGCAGCACAGCAGATTCCATTGTGCCTGCAATACTTCGCATTAACGGGGTGCGATGAGTGGTAGCTTGTGCAAGTCGCTCTAGTACAATGGCAACTTCTTGCGCATTATTGATTTCAATTTCTATCATAATCGTTGATTTTTAAAATTTAACGGGGTATAGTCACATAGCCACTAGAAAAGCGATGAATCTCGAGGATCGCAAGCGATAGGTTGAAATAGTACCTTGGACTGTGTGCGGTGGGTTCGAGCCCCGCCTAGTGGCTTACTCTTTAAATGCCTTTCTCCATTGCTTATCACTTACTAATCTAAACGACTGTACAAAAATTTCCGGTTCCTTGCTTAAAACCTTCAATACCGCAAGCAGTTTCTTACCATTAACATCCTTATAAAATTGGTATCCTAGTTCATCGGCTACAATTTTATCTGGAGAATTGATGATATCCGGCAATGCTTCATACTCATCAATCCCAAAACCCTGCCCATCACGGCTATTAAATTGCTTAATTAAAGTATCATCAGAAAGCCACACTGTGCCAGTTTTGCTTTTCAATAAATCTTTACTTTCCGCACTCAAGACACCTGCTGCAAATTTAAAATTTTTGGTAAGGCTATCACGCACCTGTAACATCTGCTCAGCAGTGAGTTTTTTTCCATCTGGGCTGAGCGTTTGTTTCATCTCCGCCACATGCTTTGCCAACAATTCAAAATCTTGCTTAAACTCCGCACCTTTCATTTCCACCTTCGCAAACGCATACGCCAGCTTTTCCGGATAAAGATCCAAATTCGGCTTATACGCAATACGCCCCACATTGTAATCAAAGCCTTTATCCGTCACGCGTACCGTGCCATCAGGTAATTTAAACCCTACCGTCTTTTCACGATTACCTTGCTTATCCGCAGGACGTTCTACTTCCACCAAAAATTCAGAACTATCGTCAGGCTTATCAATCCCACGGCGTTTCAAATCTCTATCGCCTAACGCAATCACCGTACAGCGACAATTAAACCCATTAGGCGGATAGAATGTCGCCCAAAACGGATCATCATAACGATACACCTTACCGCTCAATGCTAAATGGGCAGGGCGAGTACGTGCATCACCCACGGCAGAATATTGCCAATAAGGGCGATTATCCACGTTATCACGCAAGCGTTGATAACGCGCAGCCGAATAAGCTGACTGCATATTGACACGATAAATCGTATTTAACCGACGCGGTGTGCCAAAATATTCCCCTGTGTTTGGATCTGCCAGTAAATGCCCATCAATGCCACGGATAGACGGTTCTTTCCCAAAAATCCAGCCTTTACGTTCAAATTCACTCACCAGTTCTTTTTTCCAAGTATGAAAGCCTTTGCCCTCACGCATAGCGGTTTCTAAAGATTGGTAAATATCCTTTGTCATATCAAGACTGGTTAGGCGCGCAATCGTCGTGGCACGTGCCAATGCGCTATCGTGTATTTCTTTTACTAATACCTTGCTGGCAAGCATTTTCTTTTGGCGTAAAAACTCAATGGCTTGTTTGGGTTCTACGCCAATGGCAAACTTAGGTGCGCTCGGCATTGGCAGCTCCTAATAAATCAGCTAAAAATACCGCACTTGCCAAATAGGCCTGATGGCTTTCACTGGTTAAATCAGGATAAAGTGCGATTAGTTTTTCCTGTGCATCGTCATAGCTTTCACTTGCCATAACCACGCCTACAATTTGTTTCATCATAGGATCAAGCTGTTGATTAAAATCTGCATTAACCATTGCATCATCAATCAAACCGTCCAATTCATCTTGTTCGTCCTTTTTTCCATTTTTAGCCGACAACGCAGCAGAACGACAACCGCAAGTACAGCCTTCACCGTGATTAAACACGGCAGAAAGCGCGGTAGTTTTCTCGTCCGTTTTCTCGCCTTGTGGTGTGCTTAAAATCAGTTCTCCTTCTTGTGGCTCAGGAATACCTAATTTATCACGCACCCAACTTTCTGAAATTTGAACGCCAATGCCGGTAAGTTTAGGGATTGCATCCGCAAATACGGATAAATCTTCATATTCTTTCGTATCAAACTCAAAATAAGGGACACGATAAGGGGCAATATTCGGATCAATATTAATCTGCAAATACGGCAAAATGATTTGTTGAGTGATAGTTTGTGCAATCTGTTTTGCATCACTAATCATCAAATCACGACGCACTTCATTATGCACATTACCTAACGCATTGGTGGAGCTTTTACCATCAGCCCCAGACGTTAAAGTTTGCCCCAAAATCAAACGCGCAATAGATTTTTCGCACCAATCTACCATCTGTAAGAATGGATTGTTACCTGATGCTGCGCCAGCACTTGCTACATTGTGAAGTTCAATCTGCATGGATTCAGGCATAATACCTGCGGCATTGTGACCAATATCTGCAAGTGCACGTAACAGTGTGCGCTTTTCACTTGTTGTCGCGCCTGCACCGTATTTACCAATACGAATAGGCATACCATAGAGTTCCAAAAACTCGGCAAAGTCACGCACCGAATAATGCTTATACATATAAAGCCATGCCAATGTGCGGTACAACCCATCTCGTGCAAGTTGTGTAGAACGTGATTTATGGCGATGTACCACCCAGCCGAATGGTCGTAAAGGTTCGCCCATTGGATTAGTTGGTGTACGTAATAACAAATTATCGTGCTTATCTAATTTAAACCAAGACTGAGGGCAAGGTTTAAAGCCTTTTGGTATCCATTTCCCATTCACTTGTGCCCATTGGATTTCGAGCGCAGAAAAACCATGCCCGACCGCATCCATGAGATCCATAAATAAATCTTCAAGGTTAGGATACTGGTAAAATAGCTCGTCAATTTCTGCTTGTAATTTTTCTTCTGCAGGTGTTGCATTGCGTGGCTCAACAATACGCCAATCAAGCGTAAGCACTGAACGCTTACGTGTCATTATGTTTGCCGCAATGCTGCTATCTTGCTCTTCAATATCCATAAAAAGCTGATGCTGCGCCTGAATATCGCCGTTTTCGGCATCCTCTAAAATCTGCTTTAATTTTGAAGGGGTAATTTTTGCAGAGGGGTGATCATCTAATACACGCCCCGTTGCAGTCACTTCTGCATCATCGGTTTGTGTTGGCTCTGTTTCATTACCTTTTAAAAGGCTTTTAAATTTGTCTAACAATCCCATAAATTTACCTTATTGTTTCCAAACAGAATAAAGATCCGCCTCATCTTCATCCCAATCGCTATCTTCTAACTCGCTAATACTAATCCATTCAATCGCTGCAGAACTGCTTACCGCATTACGCCATAGCATCTCCAATGCATCTGGGCCATCATCATGGTCGGCCTTTGGAAAATGGCGTAATTGAGAAATCAGTGTAGCTTGCGAGCTATGCAACAAAATTAAGCCATTCACCATGTGGGGTTGCAGGCTCTCAATACGCAACATTTTGTCTGTATTGGGTTTCGTCGCCGTTGCGGGGACAGGAATGCCACGTTGTGCCGAGCGTTTCACTAATTCGTCTTTTAAGAATTCTTGGAATTGCACCGTTTCAACAAACCACCGCTGACAGTGGTATTGCTTCTGCATACGGATCACATCTTCAATAATTAAATCAGGCAGACGTTTCTTCACTTGCGCTTCCACAACATATAACTTGCCTGTTTCTCGGTGATACCCGCCCACTAAAATGGCGGATGGGTCACGGCTTGCCCCTGCTTTTCCTAAGGATGGGTCAAGCGCACCGAAATAAATTAAATTTGCTGGCAATTCCGTCCAATAAGTCAAACTATTGGCAAACATCGCATCATCACTGCTTAACGGGTCATTTTGATATTCCGAATCAAAGGTGGCATGCCCATCACGCGCCCGAATTTTCATCAAGGTTAAAATTGGGCGAGCAGCCCAACTTACTACCGCACCTTTATCCATTGCTGATTTATTTTGGGAATAGAAAGCATCAGCCACCGCTTCACCTTCGTTTAAGTAGAAGTCCTCCCACTTATCCCATAAGCTCATATCATCAGGCTGACGAATTAAGGCTTTAAACTTGGCTGTCTTCCACGCTTTACTCGATAAAGTGCGGTTTAAAACACTGTCGTAATGGAGAATAGTCCCGATATACACCACATCTAACTTATCCCCAGCAGCCCCTAATGGAAGGACGGTTTTCTTCAACCAATCGTGTAATTTGTCACGCTGTTCGGGACTACGCACTTGTTCGTCATTTTCAATATCATCCAGTACCACCAAGTCAGGACGATACGCCCCATGGCGCAAACCACGCAATTTTTTGCCAGAGCCTGCCACTTGCACTTTTTGATTGGCTTTCGTGATAATAGTTGCGGCTTGCCACACACGCCCTTGTCCAGCCATTTCAGGGAAATCAATGCGCAAACGTTGGTTAAATTCCAACTCTACTTTAATGGCTTCCAACATTGGATAGGCTTGGTCGATACTATCCATCACAATCAACGCATAGCGTTTTTTCTGTGTCACAAGACAGTAAAGTGTAAAGAGCTGGGAAACCAAGGTCGATTTAGCTTCACCACGTGGCGCAGCAATGGCTAAATGCACTGATGATGGCTGTTGTAATACTTGTGGCAACTGCTCAAAAAGATAGTTATGCAACTGCGAACGAGAGCTAGAACGCACATAATGCGGAAAGTAATTCGACACAAAAAAGTCATAGCCCGAAACAGGATCTAGCACCTTTTTGCGTCGCTCACTAATGGCAGCAAGAGAATCATCCCACCCCTCAAACTTTGCCTCGACCTTTTGTCGCAAGCTGTCTGAATAGGCTTTTAATTCGGCTAAAAGCTCTTTATTTCTCATTTTATTTACTCTTACATGGCGTGACTAATAAACCGATAAAAAGGAACCAGCCCCAGCCACTCACACCATGTTTTAATAAAAAGTAGGCACAAATAATGGAAACAATACAGGGCAAATAATGAATTAGCAGTCTCATTCTTTATATTCCTTTTTTAAGATTGCACCGAACTCGTTTAATGCGTCGATAATGACATCAAGTACTTGTTTATCCGTTGTTTTTGTTTGCACATAATCCCCGAACATCATCATTGTCTTAACAGCCGTCGCCAGTTCCGACACTTCCGGCAATAACCGCTTACTACTCGCCACCATTTTTGAATAGCTATCACCTAAACCTTGGATCAGTTTAGCTTTATCGCTTACAGGCAAATCTTCCGCATGGCGTAGCTCTTCCATGGTTTTTTCAAAGTAGATCACAAAGGTGGTGAGCATACCGCGCGCCACGTCTTCTACTTTGCCGCTTGCCATGGTGTTGGCGTCGCGCACGGTATCCCAGTTATCGCCACGTGTTTCCGCTTCTTTCTTCCAACGTCGAGCAGTGTTATAGGACACTTTTGCTTTTTCAGCGGCTAATTCAAGCGTTAAGCAATCAAACACATAATAACGGCGCACATCTGCCTTGGTTTTTTCATCATGTGCCATATTAACTAGCCTCCTAACTTGGCTTTGATTAGCTCAAATCCAACCGATACCAATAAACCGCCTAAACCGCCAACTAAAGCGGATCGCACACCCAATTTAGCCAGGTTGTTCTCTACCTTAGCTAAACGAACATCAATATCATCTA